GTGCATGTAGGGCATGATACATTGTTCGTAAAGAAGTCTCTTTCCTTCGTAGAATTTGTGTGTTTAGACTGTAACTTTCCTTTATATGTTCCTAGTTTTCTTAGAGTTTTACCTGCATCTGTATAATCTTTGATTCTTTCTTCTTTCATCTTGAGATCATATAGAAGATTATCTACAAGATTTTGATACTCTTCCATTTCATCTTCAATATTCTGTATCTCTTGTCTCTTCGTACTTATCTCTTCTTGCCCACTCTCTTCTATAGACTTGATAAAATTTTGCTGCATGACAATCTTATCTGCAACACTTTCTTTTTTTAGATCTAGCGTCTGTAATTTAGTTCTAACACCCTTAACTTTCTCTTTTAGGATGTCTGACATGGTAGAGAAAACTCTGATGTCTAGAAGATCTTCTATAACTTCCCTTCGATGCGGAGCACTAAGTTGCATAAAGGGAACGAAAGAAGCAGACCCAAGTATAACAATTTGAGTGAACGATTTGTAGTTGAGTTTGAGTATTTGCTCTTCCAAAGACTTCTGTTGATCTTGTGCATTAGCATCCTCATTGAGTTTATTTCCATTTCTTTCTATAATAAATTTGTTTGGTTTGATTCCTCTAATAATTTTGTACTGTGTACTATGAACAGAGAAGTCTAGTTCTACAAGACAATCTTTATCATTAGAAGAGTTTACAATTTGACTCTTAGTAATCTTACGGAAAGGTTTATTGAACAATGCAAAACATAAGGCATCAAGTATGGTCGATTTTCCTGCACCATTTTTACCTATGATAACTGATGTGCCATGATCATTCAGTGAAATTGTGGTAAATTGATTTCCTGATGATAAAAAATTTTTATATTTTATCTCTTTGAATTCAATCATTATCTTCTACTGGAATTACAATGTCATCCGGTGATATTATAGTATATTTCACCTTTGCTCGTTCACATGATGCAATAGCAATTGTGTCTTGTACTTCTACCACATCCATCTCAATATTACCTTTTGCTTCGAGTTGAATTCCATACCTCTCACAATCATCATGTTCTTGAAAAAGAAAGACTACTTTCTCTCCATTACTATCTTTGACTGCATAGGCACCCTCATCTTTATATCCTTTAGGAGCAAGAATCCACATTAAATTGTTACCTCACATGCTTCTTTATACATGTCCTTGAGAAGAGATTTGATTCTGTTTTTATCGAGATCAGTCTCTAGATCATCTACAAATTTATCTAACAGTGTCACAGTATCCTCAGTCTGTTCTACTATTGTATCATCTAATTGAGATCCGTCAATCTTTTCCACAATCTTGAGATCGTAAGGTCCTGCATGAGACAATGCATCAATAAATCTTTCATACTCTTTCTTATTTGACTTCTGAAATACAACAACCTTTACAAACATATCTTTATAATCTTGAAACTTAAATAATTGTCTAGGAGTATCGTTATACTTGATAACTTTGTACATCTGGTAAGGGTTGTTGACTGGTTCTAGTTCTAATGTGTCGGTATCAAATATGTGAAATCCACGATTATCGTTACAATCATTCCAGTATAACTCATATGGATTACCTAGATAAGATATAGTACCATCTGTGGAGCGAGTATGATAATGACCAGAAAAGGTTTTAGTAAATTTTTTGAAAGGCAGAGCGTCATGACCATCTTCCATTGTATATCCATGATGTGCAGAGAATCCATTGAGTTCGAGGTGACCCATACAGACTTTGGCAGCAGATCTTTTTATAATGGAGTAAGTCCTTTCACTATCATCTGAAGTTATCCAAGGAACAAATAATACTTTGAGTTTGTCAAACGTTCTTTCTTCTGGATTGACAATGACATCTATATTGTCATACTCTCTAAGTATTAAATCTAATGTATTGATCTCATTTGTATTTTTATAGAATGCAGTATGATTGCCAACAATAGATGTAAGTTTACATCCCATATCTCTCAACTGATCGAAGTAATTTCTCTGTGCCCAGTCTAAAGAATATAAATCAATACCTTTTCTAGAATCAAAAGTATCACCCATATCAATGACAGTGGTAATACCACGTTCCTTCAATGTAGGAAAGAAAATATTATCATAGAACTTTCTAAAGTAACTATGAAAATGCTTTGATCCTTTTTTGAAACCAAAGTGTTGATCGGTAATAATAGCAACCTTCATCTATTAGTATTCCTTGATTGTATAGCATCTTTGATTGAATTATATTCAGATGATTTACCTTCCTGATCGGCAGTCATGACTTCATCAAAACCAGATCTTTCAATTATTTTTTGTTTTATTTCTAATTGCTTCTTTTCTTTTTGTATTCTACGTAAAAAAGCATAGTGTATTATTTGTGTAAAATATGCAAAGGGATTCTTGGATTTATCAGGATCAAAGTTATTGATATACTGAACACAGTTCTCTATACCATCACATATCATATCGTCTTTGAACATATAGTTTACAAAATTTGGTTTGTATGATAGGTGTGTAGCAATTTTTAAGAAACATTCACCAAGATAATTTGTAATTCTTGGTTTTGGATTTCCTAATTTCTCTGCCTCTAAGATATCAAGTTTATATGCGACAATAGCAGCAAGGAACTCCTTGTTATTCACATAATGCTCTGATCTTTTTCTCACCATCTTATGTATTGATTATGTTCATATTATAGCATAGCTTGACAACCTTGTCTATTCTATGTACAATAACTCTGTAAGGGTTCAAGGGATGGGTATATTAATTAATTCTTAGATTTATAGAGTTTCTCTAGAATATCTCTCGCTTTAGATACACTATTGATGTATCCCATATCTTTAGTTAGATCAGGATTAGTTGCTTTGAATCCATGTTCTACTAAGTTTTTATAGGTATCTATTAATTCAGTACTATTAATTTGTGATATAGTGATTACTTTCTTTAGTGAAATTACAAAGGTATCATCATCTGTTAATTTCATCCACGGTTCAAACTTATACCCCATGGGTATATTCGTTCCAGAGGAACGAATTTCTTCACATACCACTGGATTTGACACAACTATATCTTCTGGGACGCCACTATTATCTACCATGACCAACGCTAATATTTCTTCTCCACTTGTAAGTTTTAATGAAGCATAAAACTCATCATAAGGTTCATCCGATTTTGATTTGGAGGATTTCATAGTTGAATTTTTCTTCGTTGTAGTATTTGATCCTTTCGATCAGGTGGTTTAGTGTGTAATTGTTTCTCGACCCCTTTTTCGTATCATCTGCTATGTCAAACAATGTTGCACTCACCTTGTTGTTTCCTTTTCTTAGAACTCTACCAATAGATTGAAGTGTTCTAATTCTAGACTTGCTAGGGGAAGCAAAGATAATGTTGTGCAAATTTTTGATGTTGATGCCTGTTGAGAATGTGCCGAATGATGCTACTATTATAGCATCTTTTTCAGTCTCAGTAATCCTTCTGACTTCTTCTCGTTCTTGAGCATCCACACCACCATGAACAAAAAATACCTTTCGGTTACCAGTATTTATGAGATCAAAAAGAACTTGTCCATGGGTGACAACCCTACTATAAAGTATCAAAGTATTACCTTTCAAGTCATGAGCAAGGTTCTTGATGAACTTATTTCTCTTTTCGTTATTGATAATATATTGAACTTCATCCTCATAAAGATCAAACTTCTGAGGTCCATGCTTCATAAGTAAAACTTTGATGTTTAATTTAGCGAGATATCCTGCATCTTGTAATTTTTTAGTGCTGATAATTTTATATGATGGACCAAACAATCCTTCAAGTACCCATTTATGAGTCTGTGTGCCATCAAGCGTACCAGTAAAACCATATCTATACTTTGTGTCTGCCATTTTAGTCATGATATTCACTAGTGATTTTGATTTGAATTGATGTGCTTCATCACCTATTACCACTTGAAAATTAGCAAACCACTTACGGTCTAATTTGTATATACTCTGCCATGTGGAGATTATAACTGATTGTTCAGTATTTCTTGGTGCACCACCATAAATTTTATAACAATATTTTTGTGCATCCCAACCATAATCTTCAAAATCTTTGTACATCTGTTCTACAAGTGATGTGGTAGGAACAATCAATAGTATTTTTCTATTGTTTTCTACATGATATCTACAGATAGAATAGATCATCAGCGA